AGCATTAAAAGAACTTTTAGCCGCAAAGGTTGAAGTAAATGGTAGAAAAATGAATATTGGCGAATATATTGAAAATAAACCTTACCTTAATAGGATTGTTAATAATAGGCAATACACAGAAGGTACTAAGACTGAAAGTAAAGAAGATTCAATTCAAGTTCAAAAACTCAAACTCTTATCTAAGTATAAAAATGCAAAAGAACTAACAAAAGAATATGAGTCTAACGCTGAAATAGACAAAGAAAAATATTTGATAGATAAGAAAATAGAAGTACCTGTTAATTTATCTCTTAATGTTGGTGAAAGATTAACTCCTGAACAAGTAAAAGAAAATAAAGAAATTACTGAAAGAAATAAGCCTGTAAATGATGCACTATCTAAAATAGACGAATTAACTGATAAGTTTTTTGAGGAGATTAAAAAACTATCAACTATCAAGTTTGGTAAAAATTACGAAGAGAATAAATCTAGAAAAGAAATTGACCCTAAAGAGGTTGCTAGTCATGACAGACTTAAATCTAAATTAGATAAGGATATTCAAAAAGAGATTGATAAGATTAATAAACTCAAAGGGCAAAAGGAAAGTAAAACAATTAAAGTATTTAATGAACAATATAAACAAGATGTTGATGAATTCTATAAGAAAAAATCACTAATTAGAAATTTATTCGATGGAAAGAAACCAAAGAAAGGACTACTTTATTGGGACAAAGCCAAAGCACAATTGAAAAAAATTGGTAAGGTAGGTACTCCTAAAAGTACAGATAGTTCCCTACTACAACATCTAAATGCTCAGACTCCTAAAGGGGCTGGTACAGGTAATGTTCTTAGAAGGGGTAAAGAAACTAATTTTGATATATTAGTATTTGATTTACGAAGAACTATGACTATGATTCTAAATGCTTTTGGTGGGAAATATAAAGAACTAGTTACTAGAATTCTAGATAAACTCAAAAAGTCATTAAGGTCTGAATTAGACAGGCTTAGTATTAAGGATGATGTAACCGCAGAAAGTAAGGCAGATACTTCTGTAAAAGAAGGAACTGCTAAAACTCTAGGATTTTATAAGAATTTAATTTCTATAATTAGTGGTAAGATAGTTTCCAGCGATGTTAAAGATTTATTTGATAATGACCCAATAGTAAAACAACAGTTAGTTTATCTAATAGTGAATGATAAAAATAAATATAGATATTTCTTATTACCAAGAAAAGGTGGTAAACAATTAGATAAAAGTAAAAAACAGGTAGAGGGAGAAAATTTTACTAAATTCGATGTGTTAGAAAATAAATTAACTGCTGAAAAGTATAAAGAACTTAGAAGTATGATAGTTAAATCAGGAATTCCGTTATATGTTTCTACTGGTGCAAAAGGCCAATTAAGAAGCAATTTAAAACAATACGCTCAGAGTTTAGAAGATGTGTTTATTCTTTTGGGTAGGGTAGTGGATTCTGCTGAATATAGTAGTTCTATGATAGATTACAATATGTTAAAATTAAAAACTAAGATTAAAGAGGATTTACAAAAAATCAAGATACTCCCCGATGAACAGGATATACCTTCACCATATAATAAAGAAATTACTTCTTTTTTAGAAGCATTAGATGATTTATCTTCCGAATATAACAAGGGTACTGCTAAACAAAGAAGAGATAAACTATTAGATAATTTATCTGACAAAATAGATTCTATTAGAGAAAGAATAGGAAGTAAGGAAAAAACAGAATTACCAGTAAGGATAGAATTTTCTCAGAAAGGATTGAATAGAGAGAGTCAAAGGTATATGAAATTTGATAAGGAAATAGAACGAATTAAGTCTGAATTTTATACAATGTTAGACAAAGCCCCAACGAAGGGTGAAGGTGATGAAGAAGAAGTTGTAATGGATTCAATTCCGCTTAGTGAATACAAAAAAGTAATTGCTGAACTAGAAGAAAATTTAGAAGATTCTTCTGAAAGACTGAAACGTATTACAGACGGAATGGAAAGATTAAAGGATATGCATTCTGATTATATGGCTTCTGAGAATGGAGAAAAAGAAACTAAAAAACTTACAGAAAAAGATGGCAAAATATATGCTAAAGTCCAAGACGAGTTAAAGTATCTTAAGACAACTTTAAGTCAATTGATGGATGATACAAAAGATAAAGGTGAATAGAATGACATGGAACTACTACGATAATGGCGAAGAGTTTATACTCAAAGAAGATAAAGAAATATCAAAGAACTTACTAGATACATTAAATCCTAAAGAAAGAAAGAAACTTAAGAAGCAAGTAAACTCTGCTTCTCCTACTGAATTTTTCGGAAAGGACTTTACTAAACTAGGGGATTTAATTGTTGCTTTAAAAGAAATTAACTTTATTAAATCAGATGATAAACTTAAGAAGAAAATGAAATCAATGGATGAGCGCAACGTAGATATAGTCGCTACTGCAAGTAAACTCCGTAAGGAGTACGAGTTACTCTATCGGCAATTACGTGATTTAGTTTATCCATCTAAAAAAGGAGAGAAAGAAGATGAGTGAAGAAAACAAAGTTAGTAACGACATTTTGGCTATATTGAAAGCCTTAACAGATAAGATTGAAACATTAGAAAGGACTGTATATGCAAAGGATAATTTGCTAATGAAATCTGGTTTAGTTGTTTCTCAAAGCCCTACTCCTTCAATGGATAATAAGATTTCTTCACCTGTTGGTGATGTTGGAAGCATGGATTGGAAAGATATTCATAAGATGGTAGAAAATGTAGGAGGTCAATAATATGAATTGGGAAAAAATACTTAAAACAAAATTTATGGAAGATAGCGAAGGGAAATATAGTGTTTCTGATTCTTACGATTCTAGAGAATTTGATAAAATCTTACATGACCCAGCAAAACAGACCGAAAGGAATCAAATTACAGTAGATAGATTTCCGCACAAGCATACAAGTTCTGGTCATCAATATTATGAAACAGATTATGGTTTTTCAGTCTGTTTACAATGTAAAGTAAAGGTTCGACCTAAAGTTCACAAAGAAATAACAGGAAAACCAGCAACAGGATATTAGGTGATTTAAATGCCCGAAAGAGTAACAAGAGAAGAAAGAATGGTTTCTTTAGCCATTGAAAAAGCAAGAAAAGCAAAGCAAGAATTAAGTGCTAAGAAGCGAATGAACATTGAGCCAACTCAAGTTAATGAGTTTGATTCAGAAGTAGAAGTTCAAAAGATTAAGCGACCTAAAGTTCAAGATGCTTCAAAGATTACGAATCAAACTCAAGATAAAGAAGGCTATGGTTTAGCAGGTGAAACTTTAAAGAAGTCATCAGTTAAAAAAAGACAAGCCCCTACTTCATTTGAACAAGTTGTTCAGATGTCTAATGAAGAATTAAAAAGTGGTAGAGTTGGTCTAAATAAAGAAGTTTTATCTAACATTATATCATTAGCAAGACAAGAAATTAGAAATAATTCTCAATTTAGCGAAGCAAAATTAAAAGAAATAATTGAAGATGCTTCCAGATATAATGATATTAAAGACTATATGGGATTTAGATAAGTGATAATTCATGCCTCTTCTCATTGAAAAAGATGGTAACTCATCTGAAGAGATTATACGTCTTTTCGAGAAAACAAGAGTTGCTTATCTATCTGCCCGTACTGACCCTAAAGAATATGGGAATAGATGGAGTAAAGCAGTAGATGATATTAGAGAAATCTATGAACAATTAAATGCACTAAGTAAGGAAATGAAAAACTTTATCGAAGAAGATGAATTAAACGATAAGGAAATAAAAGACCCTACTAGTAATATCGCAGAAAAACTCTACGAAGGAATTAAAGAACTAAGGTTTAGTTCTGAATTAATTAAAGACCCTTTTGCTAAAAGATTCAAAGGTAATGTTCTTGAAGCATTGATGGATTCACCAGAGACTATGGTTAAATTTACTCACTATGCTTTAAGAAATGACGATAAAGCACTTCCAAAAGAAGTTTGGTCAATTAAGGACATGGAACCCGACACGATAACAGATGGGTTAGAGGGACTTGACATAGCCGAAGAGGATATTGGCCTGTATATTATCGAACAGTATGGCGATGGAAAAGACTCAAAGAAGGTAGAAAGTAAAGTAAATGCTGCTTTAGAGATATTACAGACACTATTCTTCTCTAAATATGATGAAGAAGAGTTTGAGGACTTGAAAGATATTGAAGGCATTGAGAAAGCGGAGATGAAATCTAAAAGTGATTTTATCGTACCGAATAAACCAATGTATAGAATCTTCGATATTGATGACTTAAAAGAACTTAGAGGCTTTAGTGGAGAGTACGTGGTTCAAGAAAAGTACGACGGTATGCGTATTCAGATTCATAAAATAGATGATAAGATTAAAGTTTATTCCTATAATGAAAAGGACATTACTGATAAATGTAAAGGTCAAGTAAAGGAAATGGAGCAGAAGAAATACGGTGATTGTGTTCTTGATGCAGAATTGATTCTTTTCGAGAAGGATGAACCATTACATAGAGCAGATACTATTGCTCATGTATTCAAAGGTAAATACCCTGATGCTACATTAAGAGCGCACGTCTTTGATATTATGCGACACAATGAGCAGAATTTACTAGAAGAAGAATTAAAAGATAGAATTAATATTCTTTTTAATAATTATTCAATGCATTCATCTGAAGAGATAGCATTCCCTTCTAAAAAAGACACTCGTATTGCTGATAATGTAAAAGACGTAGAAGAGTATTCTAAAGAGATTATGGAGATGCCTACATCAGAAGGAGTAGTAATTAAAGATATTACTTCTACTTATTATGTTGGTACTCGAAAGAACCCTAAGTGGATTAAATGGAAGAAATTTGTGGACTTGGATTTAATTGTATTAGATAAGAAAACTACTAAGAGTAATCTTAATTCATATACTTTAGGGGCTGGGCCAGCAGAAGGAGAAGGTAAATTTTATTCTGAAATAGAAGATAAAATATACATGAATGTTGGTAAAGCATTGAATACTAAAATTAATGTCGATGTAGGAGATATTGTTCGAGTAAAGGTAGATGAAGTCAAAAAGAATGGAGATAGATATACTCTCTTTTCTGCAAAGGTTATTGAGGTTCCTGAAGTTGAACATCCAGATAAATTAGTTACTTTAGAATTGCTTTCTCAAGATACTAAGAAGTCTTTGAATTATGATGTTAAAGCATTAGAAAAAGGAATACAAGTAACTGACCATATTCACGGAGATGCTAATGTTATTATTAAATCCGATATGGATGGTTTTACTATTTACGGATTTGAAGAAAGTAATTTAATGTCTAAGAATGCATTAGTTGATATTGATGTATGGAAGGCAAAAGCCGAAGAGATTATGAAAACTAAGCAAGGTCTTTTAGCGAACACTATTTTACAACACTTGCATGACTATGGTACTAAGACTGTTAAAGAACTACATAATTTTTTAACTAGAAAGAAAACAACTGGCTATGAAGAGATTGTTCAAGAAGGAATGGAAGGTTTGAAAGACTGGGCTAAACAAAGGGATGGAATAGAATACAATCCTAAGACTAAGAAACTATTCAAAGACCCAGAAAAAGTTCAAAAAGAACCAGAATTACTGAAAGCATATAAAACTCCTGAAGAGTATAGAGAAGGTGAATTTAAGTTATACTCTAGAGAAGATGATAATTTAAATCTTTCTATATCGGTTGGAGATGAAACAATGCATTGGTATATTGAAATTGGAGAAGAAAGCAATCTCTTTGATTTGTTCGGTAAAGCAGGTAAATATCCTGCGGAAGTAGCAAAGAATGTTTCTAAGGAAAAAGTTATTGATTCAGGAAAAATAGGCTTAGGACTACAAAGACATGGCTATCATGAGTATTTCCTAAAGGGTAACAAATTCGAGACTAAATTGCATATAAGAGTATTACCTGTCAAAGATAAGAAAATGTGGCTTGCATGGACTGGATTCAAGCAAAAGCCCGCAAAGAAAGATGATGATGAAGGAATCTGGAATATCTACGAGGATAGGTTTAACGAATTGACCATACCCAATGAGTAAAACCGAGCCTATTATATACTGAACTCGATTAGAAAGGTTTGAAGGACATGAGCATAAGTATCATGGCGACAAGGAATGATGAATTTAACATTCTCAAAAGCGACGAACTTATGATTGGTGGATATGCAAGCATTGAAATTGTAGATAAACAAAATGATTTAATAACTTTAAAAGCATTAAATGAAGCCGTTCAAAAATTCATGTCTAAACCCGAATACAGAAACGTAATGACAAATCATTCAAATGTTCAAGTAGGCGAAGTAGTAGATTCATATAGAGACAAAACAGGGAGATTGTGGAAAACAGAAGTAGATGATGTTGGATTCTTTGTTGTAATCAAATTAAGAGATGATATAGAAAAAGCAAAAGAAGTTGGAAGAGGAATTCGCAAAGGGTCATTAAGGTCATTTAGCATTGGGGGACAAGCATTACAGAAATCTAAAAAAACGCATGATGAATTGGGTAAATACAATGAAATCAGCAAATTAGAACTGCATGAAGTTACCATATGTGAAAAAGGAATTAATCCCGAAGCGAGATTCGATATACTAAAACAAGATAAAGGAGAAGATATAATGACTAACAAATTAGAAAAAGCATTGGAAGAATTAGACGAATTGATGTCAGAAGTCAATACGTTGAGAAAGGAAGAAGAACTCATGTTGGATGAAAAGGGTAATCCTAGAGAAAACATGGAAATGGCTGAAGAAATGGCTGATGAAAAAGATGATAATGACAATGACAATGTTGAATCTTCTGAATACATGGACACAGACGCAGATACAGGCGAAAATCCTAGAGAAAGGACAGATAAGGCTTATCTTCGCACATTAGACGGCGCAGGTAATCAAATCGGTGAACCTGCTGATAGAATCGTTATTAATAACGGTAAGCCTACTTCATCTGATATGCCAGTAGTTAAGGCATTCGGAAACAATGAACTAGAAACTCTTGATTTGAGTGTTTCAAATGTTGAAAAGGCATACGAAGCATTCCGTCAAGAACAACTTGAAGCACTTGCTTACGATAATCTTCAAAAGTCTTTTGAAGTACGATTCGCTCGAGAAAAGAATTCAAGAGAAAATACTCTCGCAAAGTCTCAATATGATGCGGCTTCCGAGATTGCATCCCTAAAGGATGAATTTACACAACTAAGAAAGTCTTTGACAGCAGAGAAGGAAACAATCCTAAAGGCTCAAGAAGATTCAATTATTAAGGCTCCATCTATTGACGATATTGCATCAATGGATTGGTCGGATATTCACCGCTTTGTCGGGGGAAACCAATAAAAAAAGGTGATTTAAGATGACAGGATATATTAACACAATTGCAGATTTAGAAGCACAAACATACGGAACAGGAACTTTTGCAGGTAATTCTTTACTAAAGCAAGCAGGAATGGTCGGTGGAATTCATACAGGACATGATGGAAGTCCAGCATTTAGCGGTTCAGCCATTTCAGATGTTTCAGCACTATACAACGTAGTTTACGGACAAAAGGTTTGGTCTATGCTAAACCGTGAAGTAAACGCATTATCAATGATTTCAAAGCGACCATACACTTCAAGCGGTTGGAGAGTATTAAAGTCAAGACCTGCTGGTGGAAGCGATAATACTTTTACTGTTGGCGCAAGCGGAACTGCTTCTTTAGCGGAATTAGGTTCTGATTCTCCAAGAGCAGATTTAATTGGTGGTGTTCCAGAAAATGCAGGATTATCTACTGCTCAAGATGGATTGGGGCCAATTGCACCAACATATGCTCAACTAAACATGAGTCCAAAAGTTATTGCTCATCAATTCGATTTCAGCGAATTAGCAATGGAAATGGCTCAAATTGATGATGGTATTGGCGATATTAGAGCGCAAATGCGTGAAGATATGGGTAAGCACCATGCAGAAGTTCAGAATAAGATGCTTGTAATGCCTTTGGAACATTATGGTGAAGTAGCAGCAATGCCTAACATTGGTAACAATTTGACTTCATTAAATAAGGTTATTACTTCAAGAGCAGAATTACTCGCTATTGATGGCGGAGTTCTTGCTACTGATACAACCTCTGCTTCAAACGCATTAGGTAAGATTTACGGTAATGAGAGATTTACTGCGGCTTCTTACTTAGATGCTACAATTGATTTCGGTGCGGGATATGCTTCAGGAAATGTTCGTTCATTAACTCTAACTCTGTTGAATAACATGATTAGAAACCTAAGACTAGCAGGTGGTTCACCAAAGGTTATTCTTACTGGATATGATACAATTCAAGCACTTGCTGACCTACTGCAAAGCCAAGAGCGATTTATGGATAGAAAGGAAATTGTTCCTACTGTAAACGGTGTTCGTGGAACAAAGGGTCAAGAAGTTGGATTTAGAGTTGCAACTTACTACGATATTCCATTGATTCCTGTAAAGGACATGGCTACAACTGGTGGTGCATCATCTAAACTATCTGACCTATTATTCCTTGATACAGACCATCTATGGCTTTCAGTTATGAAGCCAACACAATACTTTGAAGATGGTATTGGCAATGGAAACCCATTCGGTGTAGGAACTCTCGGAAACA